GGGTAAAAAAGCAAAAGACAAACCTAGGCTAATTAACCATAAGTTTGATGGTAGTGAAATACCGTTGGAAGATATAGTTATTAGATATATGACATTTGATCATGTACCATTAGAGCCTGGACGTAAGAATAAACCCAAAACTATAGCTGATCAGCATGCAAAATGCAATTATCCGCCATTTATTCACTTGGCCTGGGTAGAAGGCAAATGGTCAGAAGTTGTACGTAGCCACTGGAAAGGTGGCCTAAGTAACGGACATTTTAGTGTGTCACACGGTCGTATTACAGAAAAACTAGCAAGTATGATGATGATGTTGTGTCAACGTTATAGTATGCGCAGTAACTGGCGTGGGTACACATATGTAGATGAGATGCGTAGTCACGCATTGGTACAACTATCACAGATTGGTTTGTACTTTGATGAGTCAAAATCGCAGAATCCGTTTGCATATTACACAGCGGCTATTACAAATAGCTTTACTAGGGTGCTTAATTTGGAAAAACGTAACCAAAACTTACGTGATGACTTGCTACAACAAGCAGGACAAACACCCAGCTTCACACGTCAAATTGACGATGAAACAGCTCAACGTAAGGCAAGAGAGACCAAAGAGTCAGATTACCATGATAAAATGGAACAAGAAATGAAAGATGCAGGATATAACGTATTATGAGCCAATTCTTCAATAAGGTTGCATGTTTTACAGATATACATTTTGGAAACAAAAACAATAGTCGTCAACACAATGATGATTGTGAAAGATTTATCTATTGGTTTATTGAAAAGGCCAAAGAGGCTGGATGTGAAACATGTATATTCCTAGGCGATTGGCACCATCATCGTGCCAGTGTTAATGTTAGTACACTAAATTATACTGTGCCAAACATTAAGAGATTGAGTGAAGCGTTTGAAAATGTGTATATGATTATGGGAAACCACGACTTATACTACAGAGAAAAGCGTGAAATACACAGTATTCCGTATGCTGATTTACATGATAATGTACACATTATTAATGATAAAATGGTTGAACGGGATGGTGTTAGTCTTGTGCCTTGGCTTGTTGAAGATGAGTGGAAGAAGATGACCAAGCTCAAGAACCGTTATGTGTTTGGGCATTTTGAACTTCCATTTTTTAAAATGAACGCAATGGTTACTATGCCGGACCATGGAGGACTTAAAGCTGAACACTTTAACGGTCCTGAATACGTGTTTAGTGGACACTTCCACAAACGACAAAACAACGGCAGTGTTCATTACTTGGGTAGTCCGTTTCCACACAACTATGCAGATGCATGGGACGATGATCGTGGCATGATGATACTTAATTGGGGAGGTGAACCAGAGTACATAAACTGGACAGATGGCCCTAAGTATAGAACACTACCGCTAAGTAAACTGATAGACGACCCAGATCGCTACTTGAGTGAAAACACCTATTGTCGTGTTACACTTGATGTGTCTATCAGTTATGAGGAGGCAAACTTTATCAAAGAGACTTTTGCAAAACAATACAGTCTTAGAGAGATTAGTTTACTGCCTGCTAAGAAAGAAGAACATGCTACTGACTGGAAAACAGACAACGAAATAGAGGTTGAAAATGTGGACCAGATAGTGTATAATCAACTTAAAGCTGTTGATAGCGAACTGATAAACAGTAAAATTCTTATGGATATATATGCGAACTTATGATTAATATTAGAAACGTAACCATTAAAAACTTCATGAGTGTTGGTAACGTCACACAAGCCGTACGGTTTGATGACGCAGGACTAACACTTGTACTGGGCAACAATGTTGATCTAGGAGGTGACGGTAGCCGTAATGGTACTGGAAAAACAACAATCATTAACGCATTAAGTTATGCGCTATATGGAAACGCACTAACAAATATTCGCAAGGATAATTTGATTAACAAAACTAACAACAAAGGCATGTTAGTTACTGTAGACTTTGATGTAAATGGAACTGAGTACCGTATTGAACGTGGACGAAAGCCAAATATTTTCAAGTTTGTAGTTAACAACCATGACTTTCATGATGACGCTACAGATGAAAGTCAGGGCGTTGGACGTCTTTCACAACAAGAAATAGAAAAGCTATTGGGTATGAGCCATGATATGTTTAAACATATTGTGTGCCTTAACACATACACTGAGCCATTTTTAAGTATGCGTCCTAATGATCAACGTGCTATTATCGAGCAATTGCTGGGCATTACAATGTTGAGCGAAAAGGCCACTGTACTTAAAGATCAAATGAAAGAAACGAAAGACTCCATCAAAGAAGAAGAATATCGTATCAAAGGCGTCGAAGAAGCAAACTTAACTATCGCTAAAAGTATTAAAGACTTAGAGCGCCGGAGACGAGTTTGGGAAGAGAAGAAAGTCAATGATACGATTGCTTTTGAACAGGCGATTGCCGAACTAGAGCATCTTGATATTAATACTGAACTTTCTGCGCATGCAGAATTAGTTACACACAGTAGTAAAATATCGCAACAATCACAGCTTCAAGCGTTGTTAAAATCAATTGAAGCTGATGATAAAAAACAAGGTAAGCTAGTCGAGAAGCTAGAAAAAGAAATCGGTCTGCTAACAGACCACAAGTGTTATGCTTGTGGACAAGACATGCACGACACAAAGCAAGAAGAAATTCTCAAATCAAAACAAGAGCAGCGTCAGGAGGCAGTTGATCATATTTCTGCTAACGCAATTCAACTAGGTGAGCATAATACTGCTTTACAAGAACTAGGTGAAATCGGCACTGCACCTAGTACATTTTATGATGACATTGCTGATGCACATGACCATCGTAACAAAGTTGTACAACTTGAAGGCCAACTTGATCTTAAAAAGTCTGAAACTGATCCGTATACAGATCAGATTGATGCATTGCAAGAATCAGGTATCCAGGAGGTATCGTGGGATAGAATTAATGATCTAAATATCCTACGAGACCACCAGGACTTTCTAATGAAACTGTTGACGAACAAGGATAGCTTTATCCGCAAACGTATTATTGAACAAAACTTATCATATTTAAACACAAGACTTGGCTATTACTTAACTAAACTCGGGCTCCCACATGAAGTACAATTCCAACCAGACTTAACTGTAGAAATTACAGAGCTTGGCAGAGAACTGGACTTCGACAACTTATCTAGAGGCGAACGCAACAGGCTTATACTTGGCTTATCATGGGCATTTAGAGATGTATTTGAAAGTATGAATACACCCATTAACTTTTTGGCAATTGACGAACTAGTAGACTCAGGCATGGACAGCAATGGTGTAGAAGCATCATTAGGCGTACTAAAGAAGATAGTGCGTGAAAGAAACAAAAATGTATTCCTAATCAGTCACAGAGACGAACTTGTAGGACGAGTAAGTCATACACTACAAGTACTGAAAGAAAATGGGTTTACAACATTTAATGCGGATACAGATTATGTCGAAGAATAAAGATGACGATTTAGAAAATATAGTATTGACAGACTTAGATACTGGTGTTACACTTAACATACCATCATCTAAAGTTGTAACACACGACAGTTATAGTCACATGAGTGATTTTGATATGGGTGATAATAGCAGTATTACCATTGATACCAGCTCTTTAACAAGTGATTATATAAGTACATTAACTAACACTGGTGTGTTCAGCGAAGATGAGTTTAGTGCTATATATGAACGACCTTCTGATAAAGTTATCAGGAAGCGTTATACAGGACATAAAAAGGTACAGGATATTAGCGAAGTTGGTATACACACATTGGAAAAAATGAGCAAACGTGGTAAGTAGTGAATGGAAATATAATGGATCAGTAGTAAATGAACTTCCTGAAACATGTGTAGGCTTTGTCTACATTATTACTAACACTACAAATGGCAAAAAATATATCGGCAAAAAACTGGCAAGATTCAAAGTAACTAAAAAACCACTCAAAGGCAGAAAAAATAAGAGACGCAGTACTAAAGAAAGTGACTGGCGCACTTATTGGGGCTCAAGCGACAAACTTAATGAGGATGTCGCTACATTAGGCGAAGACAAATTCACACGTGAGATAATTTATTATTGCGAAAGCAAAGGCGAACTAAGCTATTTGGAAGCAAAAGAGCAGTTCGATCGAAGTGTGCTTGAAACAGATGAATATTACAACGGCATCATCAACGTAAGAGTTGGTGGCAGTAATATATTAAGACAACGTCTGTTAGAGCAACGCAAAAACTCAGGCTAATATCAACTTTAAATCATTATAGCAACTTTGTTTGGTCGAGGAAGCTCGACTCACCAAGAATCTGCCAGCGTGAGCTGATGTCGATGGCGTGGTGTGTTGCAGTCTATGCGTTGGTTTGACAAACCAAAATGAGTGAGCTCTCCTGACTATTGGAACTCACGGGTAGTAGATTGGTCGCTACATCTGGCCATCTATGTTCCTGCGTTGTAAGCAGATTGTAAAAGGGTACCGCACAACCGCCCTTACCTTACGTTTAAAAGGTTTTTCGAGATGTAGTGTGGCAGTATTGACTGGTAAAGTTTTTCAGATGCACTTGGCCTTAATCAGGCTAAGTGTGACTGACATCATGGTAAAGCTAAAGATAATAACTTCTAAATATTAAAAAAATGATTTATGAATGAAATGAATAAATCCGTTGTCGTTAGACAACGTAAACAAGATGATTATAACATATTTGCTTCTTGTATTCCTTTATCCTGTTTGATCTTCTTGGATATGATTTTCGATAGTCTATTAATATTAGCCAAAGGCATTTGTAAGAGATCGTTGTAACTAAGACCTCCGTTGCTGTAAACAGCTAATTCTAATAAATTCTGTTCTAAATTTTCTTGTTGGACAATCAGATCCTTTGTAAAGGCGTTCAGCTCTAGGGCTGACATTCTAATTGCCCTCAGGTGAAAAAATTTATAGGATCCAACTCCAGTTTAGTTTTATATTCGTGTTGACATTCAGTGCATGTTAAATTTATGTCTGTGTCAATACGTGGATCGCTTAACTTACGAATACGTGAAATAACCTTTTCATAAGTTTTACTGTCCATGTTTTCAACCCATTCATAAATGTGATCAGCACTATCAACTTTGACAGTTTCACTGCCATCTTGTGGTATCTCTACACTTATAATGTTGTCTGCACACAATTGAACACTTACAGCACTTGCTTGTAACAGTGCCTCATCAAACATTTGTGCTTTGTCGTCGTCTGTTAAATCGTCGTTCAAGATCATTTGCATACGCATCTGGTGGAAACGTTGTACATTTCCTTTTACTTGACTGCGTAGACTAAATGGTCTAACAAACACCTTAACTCCACCTTCAATTTCAATAACATTCTCTTTGTCAATTGGTTGTGCTGACGCCATGAGACTGGGTAAAGATATTTCATATTCCCCATCTTTCTCACACTTTGCACAAGTACTGGTTACTTCCAACATTTCTCCGTGTGTTGCAACTTTGATGCCCATTAGAATCATATCAACATCACATGTTGGTACTTCATCTGCCAAGGCTATGTCTGGCACACAACTTTTAAATAAATCAAACAGTGCATCGCCATTAAATAGTGCATCAGGTGCCTTGAGTTTAATTTCATCCACGGCAGTCATTGGCATAACACCAAGTTCATTGTCGATACTCAAGTTTAACCCACTATCATAGAAGCGGCCACCGCTTGGTAAGTTAAGATATACGCTTTTACTACGGTATAAGTCCTTTAATGGATTATCGCTCATTTTTACCTCGCTAAATAGTAATAGTGCCACAGTATTGTGGCAATATGGTAATATTATTTATCTACGTACATAATAGCAGATCTAAACATGGCATCAAGTAAGCACACAATAGAAATAGCCGGACAGGCAGTAGAAGTACCAGCATGGGCTAGTGAAGAACAACTCAAAGAGCTTATAGCCATTGACAAAGGAAACTTAGCTAGTCTAAGTGCATTACTACAAAACAACAAAGCAGTTTCCAATAGACAAATTGCCGAAAACAAACGCCTATTGGGCGGAGTTAAACAGGCTATTGATCGAGGCACCAAGGAAGGTACCAAGGAAGACCAAAAAATATTTAAAAGTCTGCGTGACTTAATTAGTGTCAATAAATTACAAGCAGCTATCAATAAAAAAGCTAAAGATATTGAAGAAAAACAAGTTGAAAGACTAAACGATGCTGTCAAAAGTATGGGATCCAGCATTAAGAAAACTACTAAAGATCTCAGTACTGGAATAGAAAAATCAGACCTTAAAGGTATAGCAGCAGCAATTGGATCAATAGCTGGAATTGGTACAGTAACTGGCTTTGCTGTTGGTGTAATAGAAGGATTTGCCAAAAATTTAACTGAACTTAGTAATACTGGTGTTGGATTATCTACATCATTACAAAATTTGCGTGGTGATGCAGCAGATGCTGGATTAGATCTTGCCTCATACGGAAAAATAATAAACGGAAATAGCCGTGCTATTAAAGCAATGGGATCAACAACTGATGATGGTGCTAGAAACTTTGCGAAACTTAGTAAGGCACTTCGTCATAGTGCCAGAGATGTAGGACAATTTGGTCTTAGTAATACTGAATATAATGAAATTTTAGCTGAAGAAATTGAAATCAGACGTCGCGGCGGAATGAGCCAAGCACAAATTACTGAAAGTGTTAACAAAAGTATGAATGAGCTAATGAGTGAAACAACTGCATTAGCCAGTATTACTGGTCAAGACCGTAGAGAAATGTTGCGTAACCGTCAGGCAGTTCTAAGTGATCCAATAATTGAAACAGCAAGACAGCAGTTTGCAGCACTGGGTAAAGATCTTCCAGCTAATATTGGAAACTTAGGCTCAATAATTGGCGGTTTAGGAGATGAAGGAGCAGTATTTGCAGGTGCCCTTGCACAAGCCGCAGTTACTGACATCCCGTTCTTTAGTACTGCACTTGGTAGTCAACTTAAAGAAATGATTAGTGTGGGCGGTCCTGAAA